GATCCTTGTGGATCATTAAAACTTCCTGAGCTAATGAATGTCGAAACAATCAATCCAGATCCATCAATAGATGTGTCGTGGATGTGTTGTGGAATTACAAGTGTATCATCAATGGTTGCAATAGTTAGCCAGCTACCACCATAGTATACGTTTAGTCTTTGTGTCAACGTATCAAACCACAATTCGCCATTATCTGGAGAAGAGGGAGCGGTAGAGTCTACTGGAACAGATACATCTGAAACCAGGGCATCAACATATGACTTAGTCACTGCGTGATCAGCTTCTGTAGGAGATCCTACAACTACTGCACCACCGAAGATACCTCCGTTTGTGACGTTTAGTCCATGCTTGACCCTAAAGTCTTTATCTGTTGTAGCCATTTACTACCACTCCCTCTTATCTTAGATTTTTAATTATACTAGAAGCGTACCTACAACAGTAACTGTTGAGTTATTGTTTGTGGTTGTTACGTCTAGGGAAACGTTTCCATTGGAAACGGAGGCAGAGATTGAAGATGCAGAACCATTTGTTCCAACAATTCCATACTCTGTGATTGCAATGTTGTCAGAAGTGTCTAGGGTCAAAAGAACCTTTGAGATTTCTGTGTGTGTGCCATATGCAACCTTAACTAGGAACTCTGCAGAGCGGTACTCTGTAGCTACCCAGGCAAATGCTGACTGAATTCCAGCAGTGGCGGCAGATAGTGTTGCTGCAACCTGCTTAGCAACTGAGTCAATCTCAATTGCTTCGAAGTTTGGAACAACTGCCTCCAAAGCATCTACTGCACGAGCATCTGTGAAGTACAGGTTAGTGCCTTCTGCTAGGTCAGTAGTTGTGGAGTCTGCAATGCCATTCTCAGCAACGAAAGAGAACGTGTTTGCAACGTCATCGTAAGTTACAGAGATGTTTGTCTGAGTTCCACCAGCAATTGCGGTAGCAATAGCATCCTGAGCTCGCTCATCAGTGAAGTATAGGTTGCTTGTTCCCTCAGACAGGTCGTCTGTGGTTGAATCAGCAACGCCATTCTCGCCAGTAATGGTGATGGTTCCAGCATTGTCGTCATAGCTTACTGTGATGTGGTCACCAGCAACAATTGCACCTGCTGCAGCGTCAACTGCTCGCTCTTCAGTGAAGTAGAGGTATGAGGAGTCTTCTGCAACATCTGCTGTTGTTAGGTTAGAGACTGTGTTAGAAATGGTTGAGATTTCTCCATCAACGTAGCCCTTAGTAGCTGCATCCTGAGATACTGTTGGATCAGCAAGGTTTACTACCTTGTATGTGTTGGCACCATCTAGGTTTGCACCTAGGACAGATCCAGAACCAAGAGTCTTGTTCTCTAGAGTCTGAGTGTCTGTGGTTCCAACGAAGTCACCAGTTACACCGTGGATTCCGCTAGTGATTAGCTCGTGAGCGTCAATCTCGCCATCAACATAGGTCTTAGTTGCAGTGACGGTAGTGTCAATTGCAAACTCAGTTCCAGTTAGTGTTAGACCATTACCAGCTGAGTACTCTCCAGCACCAGAGAACTGATCAAACTCAATTGGGTCAGTTCCTAATGTTGTAACAGTATTTACCTGAACCCAACCAGTGCTTGCATAAAGCGTACCACCAGTTACGAAGGTGAAGTCACCACCCTGAACCTCAGCGGAAGAGTTGTAGTCAGCTGCACGTGACCATGCACCAGCTGCTGCAACATAAATACCATTCTCTGCAGAATCAGTCTGGCTCTTTACAAGAACACGGTCTCCAGCTACTAGGGTAACTCCGTCAACTGTTAGAAGTCCTCCAGTTGCAAGGTCAACGTTACCAGTTGTAGCTGCAACTGCAGATGCGTGAACGTGAAGTCCCTCAGCAACTGCGTCTACATAACCCTTGGTAGCTGCATCAGATGCGTTTACTGGTTCAGCCAAGTTTGTAACTGTGAAGCCTTCTGCATCAACGCTTGCACCTAGAGTAGTTCCAGATCCAAGAGCCTTGTTTGTAAGAGTCTGAACATCAGAAGTTCCTACAACGTCTCCAGTTACTCCGTGAACACCAGATGTTAGGTTAGAGTGATCCGATACGGCAGTTGCAACATCTGAATCAGTTGCAACAACGCTATCGTCAATCTCAATCTGACCAGCGACGCTAATCTGTAGACCATTTCCTAGGTCTGCAGAGAATACACCAGTAAGATTGTTGTAGCCTAGGCCATCGCCAGCAGATACTGAATCACGAGCACGTGTGTCAGTGTAGTATAGGTTTGTGGTACCCTCAGTTAGCTCGTCTGTGCTAGTTGGAATGTCTCCAATTGCACCCTGAACTGCAGTGTCTGTGTAGGAGTTAGCGTCAGCGATTGCTTCAGCCTTTGCATTAAAGATTCTGTCATAGACAGTGTTTCCTGCAGTTCCATCAACAGTTGCGTCGCCAATGTGAGCGTCAAGTGTGGCCTCAACAACAACTTCGTTACCTGGGTCAATAGAACCTACGTATACGTTATTACCAACACCAGTTGTTGCAAGAAGAACATCTCCACCAACATTGACCCTAAAGTCATCAACTGCGTCAACACGAACATCATCTGCTGTTAGTCGAATGTCTTCGCCCTCTGAGGCTGCAATTAGTAGTTCGTCGTCATCAGAAATAGTTCCGATTCCAGATACGTTAAGTGTCTCTACTGTAACTGTTTGTGCAGCAAACGAACCAGTTCCATCACGCTTTACAACGGTATCTGGGGTGTTGTCTGGTGTAGCAGTACCACCAATCAGACCAACAATGTAGTCTACGTCATCCTGCTTCTTTGTAAGAATATCAAAGTTGTTGATTTTACCAGTGGTACCCTCAACAATAAGACCACTCTTAATTTTAAAGTCTTTTACGACTGTTGCCATTTTTTATCTCCTTGGTTTGTTATGCCTTAAGTCCCATACGTGCATAACGTACGGTGACTGGCCTAATTGCTGGATCTGGGGTAACAGTTAGAGCAACTGTGTCGCCAGCCCTAGAGACAGTAATGGTGCCCATATTCCCATCGTTGTCTATTGTTCCATACTCTGAAACGGAAACGTCTTCTCCGTCAACAAGTAGGGTTAACTCTGTAGCGTAGAACTTGTTGTCGCCCTCTGAGGTCTTAGAAATAGAAACTAGATACTTAACCATTCTCCAAACTGTAGCATCAAAGCTATCAATCACAGTTGGGTTCTCAATACCACTAATGGTATTCTCATTGTTTCCAGAAGTGCCTAGGTCAGTAGCCTGACCTGCAACGGTGTCAATGAGATCTAGATAATCTTCCTGTGTAGGACGATCTCCAGTCTCAAAGCGTGTTTTTACATAAGGGATAGAGGTTCTTGCCATGGTTTAATTATACTGGCGTTTTACAAAATGTAGTTGCTGTAGCCAATGACCTGAATGCCAATGCCTGGAACATTATTTGGACCATATCCTTCAATTCCAATATTCGTAAATCTAACTCTAAAAGGAACTGTCTCATTTATTACCACTGTCCGCTTTGTGCGGACTATATTGAATATTGGGAAAAGCTTTGCAGACAACTTTCTGGTTTTAACCTTCTGGTCATCTATAATGACTGCCTTAGCCATTAGTCAGTTACGTCCTCAAGGATGATCATCTTACCCTGAGCTACCGTCCATACAATCAAGTTGTTATCTGTTGATAGCTGAATATCAAAAATGTCACCAGTCTCAAGCTGATAAGATTCGTCAGCTGTAAGGGATACTGTGAACTCTCCTGGTGCATCATCTGCATCTGCAGCTGGTGTAATGTTTAAGACTAGGGTTGCATCATCAGTAATTACTCCAGCATTCAAAGAAGAGTTTGGTCTCTTAATTTTCATAGCAATGTCCCAGTCTGGAATGTTAAGTGGTTGTTTTGCATCGTCAGTCACATACACTCTAAATGAGGCAGTGTCCCCACGAACGACTGTCCAGTTAACAATCGGTGGTTTATTTCCAACGTCATAAGACGAAGCAGATCCTCTAGTAGTAGCCATAAGTTTATTATACACTAAGCTAAGCCAGCTTTAAGTGCCCCCCAAGTTCCATTTCCCTTTGCTTCAACAATAATGAGCCCTGCTGATGCAGCATAAGCAACAATTCCTACTGCACCGCCAACATCTTGCTCAGCAGTTAGTCCACCGAATTCTCCTGCATACAAAATATCTCCAGCAGTAAATCCAGAAGTATTAACATTTTCTAAAATACCAGAAACAACAACAATGCCGTTTACTCCAACAGCAATGTTTGTTTTTGCTAGTCCCAAAATTGGCTGGGTTGTTGAAGAGTTTGCCCTTGCTACCGTTGTAGCAGTTGTGTACCCAGTTACATATACTGGATCTCCTGCAAGAATAGGTTCGCTACTAGCATTTAAAACCCTGATCTGAGAATATGAGGCAAGTGGAAGTACTGCCTCAAGCTTCTCGACTAGCTGACGTATATCTCCGTGAACATTAACGGGATCCTCAGATAGTGGGTAAGGTAGGTCATAGTTTTGTGATTCGCCAGTAGCCATAGCTATAAGTATAACATGACAAAATAACGAAATAGTGGTATAATTTTAGGACAAGACCCTTAAACAAGGTCTTTTTGCTTTAGGAGGTGCAATTTGCAAAAGATTGCAATACTAGGAGCGGTAGTAGTATTACTTGGCTGTTCTGCAGCTACCGTGGCTGATGACCATAAATCATTAAGTACAAAAATATATAAGCCAGTTTACGAAGTAAACGCAATGTTTCAGATTATTGAGACTCACAAAGAACAAACTATGCTTGAGCAGCAAGCTGCTGAAAAGCTAAGAATTAAAATAGCTAATGCTGAGCGTGAAAAGCTTATGGCTCAGAATAGTGAAGCTTTAGAAGCTCGTCTTGTAGAGCTAGAAAAGTATGTAGGAAAGACCTGGTACGTTTTTAGTGGATCCTCTCCATCTGGATGGGATTGCTCTGGATTGACTAAATGGTTTTATGAAGGTCTTGGAGTTGAGTTAGACCACTCTGCAAGCAAGCAAGCTAAGAATGCTGGCTTTTATGTAGATACCCCACAGGTTGGAGATATTGTTGGATTCAAACATTTGAATTCTAAAAAATATTACCATGTTGGAATTTATGCTGGCAAAGGAATGGTTATTCATTCTAAGAAGCCAGGAACAAGAACAGAAAAGATTGAACTAACAAACGGATGGTTTTCTCAAAGTGAGATTTCCTTTATCAGAGTAATAGAAAATTAATTATGAAAACATATGCAATTGTTGGAACTATAAGTCTTGTGGTTAGCCTAGCTACCGCAAATGTGTCTGAGAGCGATGAGGATCATTCCTTAGCGACTCAAAGCCTTTCTATTCCAAGTTATTCCATTAGCTTTAATCGTGGCTCGTATGAGCTTGTAGAAGCTAATTACGACAGGAAGACCCAGCTGTCTGACAAAGAGCTTGACTCAATTCTAAGACAAGCTGGTTTTTCTGGTCGTGGTTTAGAGATGGCAAAGGCTATTGCGTTTTATGAATCAACAAATAGACCGATGGCATTGAACAAGTCTAGCAATTGCTATGGACTTTTCCAGATAAATATGACTGGATCAATGGGTCCTGATCGCAGACAAAAGTATGGACTAAAGTCTAATGAGGACCTGTACAATCCGCTTATTAATGCTCAGATTGCGTACCAGATGTCAAACAGTGGCAAAAACTGGAGTGCCTGGAGTACTGAAAATTCAGCTAAGGCACTACTGAAAGATTAAAACTTTAAAAATCTATCAGAATCTTCAAGTGTTTTATATATTTCTGAGTATGCCTCTAATGCCAGATCAAAAT